GTGAGGTTGCCGTCAAGCGAGGCTTGAGCCAACTTCTGCACAACGGTTGCACAAGCTGCGAAACCAGCCAACACAGCCGACTTCCAAATCTCAAGTTCCGGTGCAATGACTGCTGAACCACCGACGATTGCCAATGCCGACGATAGGAATACGGCCACGATACGACCTGCAACATCTTGTAATTTCTTCATGACTTATCTTCTTTCTTGGTGAGTGCGCCGATCAAGTGCAGAACTAATGCGCCAACAGTGAGCCAGATCACGACCCGTTGGATAGCCCCAGACAACGTGAGAATAGTCGTGACAGAAGCAGCAATAGTCCACAGCAACGCATGGAACTCACCCCACAACTTCATCGTCTATTCCTTCGTGTCGGTGCAGGGGCTGACACCAAGAATACAGCACCCAAGGCAATCAATGCACGACGAGTTTTGATTGGCACAGTCTGATTCAACATCACATAGTTATCAGCAAAACCTTGAAACACATTCAACACAGCCTCAAACGCTTTTCGCACTTCGGTTGGTGCGTTGGCAACAGCCTCAATAAATTGTGCAGCCTGCTCGACACTCAGTTCCTCAACTGCAACCTGCTCAAATACTTGTTCGGCTTCAGCGTTCGTCAACACTTCAAGCACTGCTGGTTCGGATGCAATGGAGACGGCTTGGTCAGGTGTGAGGGCGAAGGCAAGTAGCTCGGTGACGATGGCTTGAACTTGTGCTGGGGTTGCCTGCTCTATGTCGGCTAGGGCTTCGACTACGGCTTCATCGCTGATGGGTGGCAATGGTGCGTCTTTGGCTGGTTGGCTTGTCTCAGGGGCTTGTGGTGGCTCTGGCAGGGTGGTTATGGGTGGGGGCAGGGTTGTTGTTGTAGTGCTTGTAGTTGAGGTTGTTGTGGTGCTAGAACTAGTTGAGGAGGTAGATGATGTTTCATTGGATTTTGGTGGCAGGGTGCTTGTTGGTGTCGGGGCTTCTGTCGTTGTTGAGTCTGGGATTGTTTCTTCTGTTGTTATCGGACTCAAAAAGGTAGTTGTTGGAAGTGTCGTAGTAGTCGGTGGGTCTGTAGCAGGAACAGTTGTTGATTCTGCAATCGTAGAAGTTGTTGTGGTTTCCCATGTTGTTGTTGTCTCCGGCATTGTTGTGTCAGGAATAGTGGTGTCTGGAATAGTGGTTTGAACTGGCTGTTGGTAATCGGTGGTGAACGCTTCATCAGGAACCATCTGCCAACCTTGATTGTCAATGTTCCAGGCAAGCATCAGGCAAGTGCCACCACCGTTCTCGTACATCCAAACATCGAGTGGCAGACTGCCTGCACTAATGTCTATCTGCCCTGACTCGGTGGCCGAGCAACCCTGATCGTTCCAAGTACCCCACTCCTCGGTATCAATCTTGATTGTGCCACCATCATCTGAAGCCAACCAAAACTCGATTGTTTGATGCTCAGGGATCGTGATGAAGCCGGTCATGTGAACCATGAACAAGTCACCAGTGCAATCCAGATATGGCTCACCGTCATACGAACGGTTGATGTTGTTCTCCAATTCGTAACCACAGATCGGATACACACTGTCAGATTTGACAGGAGGAATCTCATCAATCGTGTAGTAGGTGGTATTTAATCCAGGTAAAGGTTCAGCAGATACAGGTGAAACAAACGACCAAACTATCGCCAGCAACGCAGGCGCAACAATCAGCCAACGAGAAGTACGCACATCGTTTTACTCAGGGCGTTTGAGTGGAGCTGGAGGATTTTCATCATGTTCCCACAAGACGAGTTCCTCACCAGAACAAACCCATCCGCTATCAAAACCTGCGTCCAACAAGAGTTGAACAACGGCTGGAGTAATCATGCTGAAATCTCCATGACAGTTATCTGACCCTTGTTGTTGTTCGGGAACGCAAAAACTGTTCCTGCACCAGTTTCGCGAGCGAACTGCAATTTATAAATTGTTGCTGATGTAGTGCCTGGCTCGTCCAATGCAATAAGCATTGGATCGGCTGATTGTGAACCACCAGAAGAAAAGGCATACCCAGTCGTATTCAACACCGTTGTTGCACCTCGTAAAAGTTTCAATGCTCCGCTGGTACTCGCAGCATTATTGAAAAGAGTTAGATTGCAAATTACCAAAACTTTACTGGTACTAGATGTCGGAGTGATAGTTACTGTAAGTCCAGTATCTACGTATGACGAACTAGTTGATGTTGCCGCCGTTGCAAAAGTTTCAGTCTTGACCTGCAAAACACGCATTGCACCACGCAGCAGATTCATATCTGAACTAGTGAGGACTTGGCCGACGGTGAACGCTGCTGGAAGTGCTGTTGGTGTAGCCATAATGCTCCTATTGTAGTCCGTAATCTGGATCATCAAGGTTTGATGTATCCAACACAAAGGCTAGACGAATCTGACCCAATCCAACTGTCACATCATGACGGTTGGGGTTGATGCTGTGCCGAATTGATTCGACAACCACGTTCTGTGAAACCGTCGCAGGTGAACCAACATTGAAAGTCTTTGTCACCGATACCAGATCACCAATCTCCAACCCAGCCACAACCTCCTGCTGTGCAGCCGTCAACGCATTCAACAACACAGTGAACCCCGAAAAGTTCACTGTCGGATTCTCAAACTTAGACAACAAAAAACTTGCCAACGCAGACCCAGCAGCATCATTCACCAACGGCACACCAGTCAACGACAAAGTTTTAATCCCATACTGCGCCTGAGACGCAGTACCAGACGCAACACTCGAAGCCGTACCACCATCAATCTGCACAGCCACACGATTCAACACCGTCTCAGCACCATACTCATTAGACAAAGACTGAATCGGCAAACCAGCCGTACCACCAAAGTTCGCCACAGCAGTACCAGACGCAGCACCAACCCGAGCATCAAAGTTCAACAACCCAGAACGATCAACAAACAAACGCCCACCCTCAGCCGTAACCACGTCGTTCAGCGCAGTGAGAACATTCGTTGCATCGTCATACGCAACCGTTCCACACGTAGCAACCCCTGTCTCAATGCTTCGCAGAGCTGTCGAGAACGCCACCTCAGGTCGATCCAAGATTGCCGACACACGTGCAGAGGTCAACTGTGAAGAAGGATTAAACGCTGTCAGCACGGTTTGACCAAGTTGACCGAGCGCATCGGTTGACATGATCGTGGCTGTTGACAGGTTTGGATCGGCATAGTCAATGTTCAAGTCATAAACAAATCCTGTGAACATTGCTTTCGTACCGGCAGTACCTCCATATACCTCAAACTTGCGACGTGGAGCAATACCAATAGTTCCTCCTGAATACCATTGTGATGCTGTATTCAATGGATCAAAGTATCGGTCAGCTGCACGATCATCAGCAACAATCGTGCAACTTGATGAAGGGAACATATCAAGTTGGGTTGCACGGCCACGATTGATATTGATATTCGTCACATACTGCGTAATGTCAACAAAGTTTGTTGACCCATCCAACACAGCAAAACCATCCAACTCTGAAGTATCAAGAATGAACTGGTTGGCAACAAAACCAACATCCATCAACACTTTATAGGTCGAACCCCACTTCGTTACCTTAGCCATTAGCGAGTTGCACCAAAGAGGCTACCGAAACTAAGCCCAGTGCCACCATTAAGTCTTCCGTAATCAGTCAACAAGTCAATGATGTCTTGGCTGACCGTAGCTGGACTACTTACCAAACCAGCGTTCACATTCACAACCAACCCACCACCAGAAGGATTTGATACGAACCCAGTCGAGTTACCAGTGACAGTTGCAGGAATAGTTGCAGCAGCACCAGCCATCGGGTTCGCAGCCACAATCTTTGGATACAACCCAGCAACCTTCCCAGCAGCCTCAATCGCATCCTTCAATACTGTGAACGCATCAGCCTCATCTTTAATCGCCTCGGTCACAGCATCAGTCGCAGTAGCCTGCAAAACCTTTGCATCCTTCAACGCAGTAGTCAAAGATATATAGGTTGGCGAATCTGTCAACGCACCACTGACCTTCTCATTCAATGTTCCCTGTGCCGTAGCCAAACCATCAGTTGCCTCAGTCTGTGCATCAACCGCATCAGCACTCGTCAACTTCGCTTCAGCCAAATCAATCTCAGCGTCACGAATCATTCGAGGAGTTGACTCAGGATCAGCACGAACCTTCGCCAACGCAGCCTCAGCATCAGCCACAGCAAACACCGATTGCTCGACAGCGAATCCAGCACGTGTCAACCCACGCTGAGCCAACTCCAAATCCTTTGAAGCCTTCTTAGCCTCAGGAGAATCAGCACCATACCCAGCCACAGCCTTAGCCAACGCAGCCTCAGCATCAGCCACACCCTGGTTCGCCTCCGTCAACGACTGACCAGCCTGCACCGAAGCCTTCTGCGCAGCAGTGAACGCCTTCTGTGCAGAGTTCGATGTCTTCAACGCATCCGTATAAACCTTGAGCTTGGCCGTAGCAGTCATCACAGACTTAGCCACACCACCCCCACCACCACCCCCATCAAACGTGTCTGCTGTGATCTTGCCAGTCTTATTGAACATCCGTTCAGCCTGATCGGCAGACATAATCTCAGTCTTGAAATGATTGACTGGTTTGGAAAGATTGTCAAACGAAGCCTTCAATCCACCAATGTCAATCGCAGAAGCACCAAATGCTTTGCCCAAATCAGAGATGACCTGCTTCGGATTGAGAATCAAATCAACTGCTGCTTTGGCAATAAAGAACGCTCGATACATGACATTGGCAGTAGTAGCCACAGCAACAGCGATGGTCTTGAAAACATCCATAATTGATTGCCCAACCCCACCAGTCTCAAACATCAACTGCTGGAACCCTGCTATCAACCCATCCTCACCGATGACGGTTGTGATTCGAGATACAGCAGGAGCAACCTTGTCAACCAAGAACTTTGCAAACTTATCCAAGTATGGAAGTAAGGCTGAACCAATCGTTTCAACAATCTCACCAAACTGTCCCCTAATAATCTTCAACCTGCCACCAAATGTGTCAGCAGCCGCCTCAGAAGCACCAGCAAACGTGGTGTTCAGAACATCAAGAACCTTGCTGAAGTCTTTGGACTTAATCACGTTCTCATCAAGTGGAACACCCAACTTCTTCAACGCAGTGAAGTTGCCCATCGAAGCCTTGCCCAAACTTATGCTCACAGCCTCAAGGTCTTTACCTGTAGCTGCCGAGATATTTTGTGCCGTTATCAACAGACCTGTTGCCTGGGTGTAATCACCAGTAGCACGGGTCAAGTTGCCCAACGCTGCTCGAAGATTGGTATCTGACTCACCGGTCAAAAGTTGTTGAGTGGCGATCAATCGTTCAGTTGAATCAATCAACTGGTCACTAGCACCAAAGGTTGTTTGCAACTGCTTAGCCAACAACGCCTGTGACTTCTCATCTTCCATCGCAGCCTGAACTGCTTTACCTGCGAACGCAGCAACAGCACCGAACGCAGCTGCACCAGCAATCGCCATTGTCTTGAATGACGGCATCAGACTTGACACCTGGGTCTTCAAGCCACCCATTCCATCGTTGACTTGCTTGATGCCCTTCTTGTATTGATCAGCGTCAGCAAGGAATCGAACTACGAAGGTACGTGCGCCAGCCATGCGGCAATTCTAGATGACATCCTCACAAGCCGAGCGCAAGGCACGGAAGTCAGCCAACACAGCAGACCACAATGCTTTACCTTCAAGACCGTCATA